CCACTTTAAATTTGAAATTTTATTTTAGTTTGTTTAATTACAATAAACAACAATAAAAATGAACGCTAACAACAACAACGCTAAACTGATGACGCGGGAGCAGACCCGTATCAATAATGTTAGTCTAGAGTTAATGTTCTCATATCTTATCAAGGGTAAGATTGAGAAGGAAATTATTACATCAGGGGAAGATGGATACCCCGAAGAAATTGAGTTTGATATTGAAGAAAGTTGGTTATGCGGTGTAGGCGGTGGCGATTATGAACTTGAAGGTTATGATAAGAGGTATGACGATTGGCAGTGGGCAACAGATACTTCAGAGCGTAAGTGGGCAAATGCTCCACCGCTTCTTAAGATTATCAATGAAAGGTATAGGGATGATGATATGTATGAAATAGATATCCTTGATGGTGAAGACGATACCTCCTATCGGATATCGGATTTCGGACTAAAGTATCATTTTCATAGGGGTTGGGACTTACGAGTACAACTTAAGCGAGATGAGATGGTACAATGCTGTGTATCTGAAGAAAGTATCAGAAAGTCTGATGCTCTATACAATTCATCTCACGATTGTTGGATTAGTAGGGATTTTTACGAAGGATTTGACGAAGTTTAAGTAAGACTATGAAATCCCCTGTTATCTACTTTAATTGATATATCTTCATATTCCCCTTCACTTTCACTGCTACTTTCTATCATACATTCATCTTCATAATCTAAATCACATAGTTCTATTAATTTTTTTATGTATTCTACTAAGTCATTTCTACTTTCTGCCATCAATATAGCAAGGATGTCTGTAATTTTATCTTCGTCAACACAATCCATTTATTATTTTATACAAAAAAAATAATCTAAACTAATCTAAAAAGAATTATTTTGTAAAGTGTCATAATGACACTTTAGGATTTAAGGCATCTTGTAATTAATGTTTTTAATCCATCATTACTAAAAATAGCATATTCTCTGTTTTGATTACTAAATTGTTCTTTATCAATTGTATTATCTGAATGAGCAATACAAACCATTAATTTATTGATATCTAAATTTATAATTTCTCTATCATTATATGAAAACATACCGATACCTTCTCCTGCTGATGTCTTATTGAAACCACCCATCTTTTTCCAATATTTCTTTTTGAATACAGCACACGCTTCGTGGCACTGATACTTATATCCGCATTTAATAGCAGTCATTAGATAATCATTATTAGGATATACAAATGTCATACAGGCACTTGATGATATACCTGCTTTGTACTCTTTTAATCCGTTAACGCTGTGTCTTATATAACTACTCATATAGATGTCATCGCTATCCATCATAGCACATATATTATGACTAGCTAACTTCACTAATTTATTACGTTTTTCACCTATCGTTCTTCTTATATTTTTTTCATAAATATATCTAAATTTAATACCTATTGATTTCTCAAATAATTGTTTTCTTTTATCATCAATAAATAAATCTTCATCTCCATCCTGTAAAATAACTAATTCTAATTTATCTCTCGGATAATCTTGACAAATTATATTTGATATCATTAACGGAATAAAATTTCTTCTCTGATAACAAGGTATTAATATACTGACATTTGGTAATTCATTATCAGGGATATCAATTGATACAGGGTCAAATGGTAAATCAGGGATATCCATATTTAAAATTTTAAAATATAAAAAAATATATCAATAAAAGTAAAATGTATTATCCAATGTATCATTCCCGATATGTATTGCCAATAATTATAACTTTTTTTAATTCAGTAATTTCTATTCCAATTATAAAAGAAATTTGATTTAAAATTGTAAAGTGTCATAATGACACTTTAGTAAAAAATGAGTTTAATTATTTATCACAAAGATTTAAAAGTCTTAACTTGTAATAAATTAACAAAAGAACAAAATATTCAATACTTCAGAGGATTAGGGAACAAATTGATAATACAGGGATTAAAATTTAATAGAAAATTACCTGAACAGATTAAGATATATAAAACTTATATTAATCAAATACATAATATCAAAAGATATAAATTAAAAATTGAAGATATTGACTATTATGTTTGCTGTGTTTTAGCACTTTGGAAAATGGATATATATGATACTGATGACCCCTACTCACCTATATATATTGCTCCACCTTTCACTAAAAAGAAGATTGTGAGGCGAAAAATTCCTCAGGATTGATAGGTTCAGCGGGTTGTTGAGAAATTAAATTTTGTAAAGCATATATAAAATTTGGATTTAAGTTTTTGGGGTCTTTTAACATACTTGCTACTATTTGTCCTTGCTCTACTTGTTTTTTATTTTTACTTTCTAATAATGTTTTTAAAGGTGTCAAATCAATATCCTTTGTTTTGATTATCTTATAAATTACTGATGATGATAAATCTACCTGGGCATAACTCCCATCAGGGTCGCAAACACTTGTTTTAATAGTTGTAATTACTCTTTTTTGTGTGTTAGTAAACTCTAACATATTAAATTCTGCTGAATAAAAATCTCCGTATCCATTCGTTTTATTTATGATAGCTACTATTGGACTATTAACTGCTCCTGCTGTTCTCTTTGTTAAATCTTGATTACCTCCAAAAAACTGATTTTGAGGGATAATATCACTTCTAATAGCGTAATAAGGTCTCGCTGTCTTTGTAGGTAAATCTAATGCTGTTATTCTTGTGCTATCTGCTCCATCATTAAATTCTACTGTAATTGGTGGATAAATACCTGCTAAATCAGTATGTTGGGTGTGTTTATCTTGACTTCTAGTATAAACAGGAGTAGCAGTAATAGTGAATATTGAATTTCCGTACCCATTCTTATTCCAACTTAGTAAATCTGCTACATTGATAGGTGCTTGGGTTGTAAGAAATTTCATATTCGTAGCGTTTAATCTATCTTTAATACTCACCTGTCTTGATGTATCTGTATTCGTAAATTGTGAATATTGAAAACCTAAAACACCTATTAAATTACTATCCCAAATATTTTCGGGTACTGCTATCTTCTCAATAAATATACCTCCTTGAGCGTCATAAGGCACTCCCGGTTCTAAATTATTGCTGAAAATTAATTGTGCTGGATATTGGTCTGCTGCGTTTACTGGTACTAATAATGAAGCATTATAAGGAGAAACATTTGGACAATAATTTGTTCCTAACAATCTTTTATTTACTTTATAGACACTTGTATCAGCATTCGGATTAGCGTTTACACCATCAGTGCTTTGAGCGGATTTAGGAGGTCTACCAGCATCACTTGGATTACCTAATTTTTCACTCATATGTAAATTTGTAAAATAAAATCTATCTTCATTCTCATCATATCCTATTCCGGGACTATCAGCACCTAATAATATTTGATGATAACCACCTGCGACATTGCGACTATCAGAAATATCATCAATACTCTGTGATAGTTTGTATTGTACTGTTTCATCATTACAATGTGTCAAACTATCGCTTGTAAAAGTATTTACTAAACCGCTGTATAAAACCATACACGGATTTCCGTATGCTGAAAAATGCCAATCCCAACCAAATCTTCTACCTGTATTACCTGCTATAGTGGATAAAGCGATATGCGACATTCCGTTGTAAAGAAATTCAGGAACCCCATTACCTGTATATGTGAACTGAACACCTATGTAAAATTTTTCAATACCTGATGGTGCTATACTTGCTGCTATCCTAACTTTTCTTGCCCATCCATATGCTAATTGATTAATATCGGATACACCACCTGCGCTATCTTCACAATATGATACATCATTTTCTTTTAAATTGGCGGTTGAGGCGTTGTAATCAAAGAATATTGGATATGTTGCCATCGTATTATCGTAATAATAAAATCCCTCGCCTTCAGGTGGTATCGAAGCGTTTGTAGGGTATAAATCATATCCTAGTGAATTATGTGGGGAATGAGAGTATCTACCTGCCGCAAAATCACTAGAAGTAGTATGTTCATCTTGTTTATTAAAATGTAAAAATCTATGTTTTCCAGGTGTAATATCAAAATAACCTCCGTTGCTATGTGGACCTTCTTGCTCTAAACCTGTAAATAATTCGGGATAGTTTGCCTGAACATTAAATAAATCATTCAGTAATTTTATATTATCCACAGTCCACTCTAATCCTAAATTTAATACTTGTGCGTCATTAGGTGTATCTCCTCCACCACCGCTAACTGCTGGTTTTAAAAATCCTAATGCTGTATTAGTCTTTCTACCCTGAATATGTAAATCAGGTCTTTTGATACCTATATGTTGATACATAGACATATAATTATGTGCGTTGTTTAGTTCAGATGTAGTTGTATTTTGAACATCTTTAAAAGATGTCCACCTATTATAATCCCAATTACTTGTGGCACAATTATATGCTTTATAACAGGGACTTTCATATGTTTTATATAATTCTTTCTCAATATACTTACTAGGTGATGCTAATGTCTTATGAACTACACTAAATGTTTTAGGGTCGCCTCTTAAATTCAGTTGCTCTGTTAAATCAACTGAAACATCTTTGGGTGAATTAAAACCGCTTTTACTTTTGATTTTAACTAATTCTTTAACTTGCTCCCATTCATATAGTATAGCAGGGTCTCTTAAATCATAAGCATCTTGATACCCCGAAGTACCAGGACCTTCTGTTGTATTAGTATCATCTCCACCTAAATTTGCTCTTGTATTTCCCCCGTTATCATAAGCAGCAGAAGCAGTACGATAAACACTTTTCGCTCTGAATAATGTATATCTACTATTATCATTTAATATCATACCTTTTCTTTCCGATGATGCGGTGGGTAGAGGAGTATCTGGTATGTATGCCTGATGGTTTAACAAAGTTAATTTGTAGTCAGCAGGACAAAATTGCCACGCTTCTTTAAAATTATTATCGTAATCAGGGTTTTCACCATCCAAATTGTGAACTATATTACCCATAGCACCTGCCGCCCACCTGCTTGCTGAGTATGTGCCTAACGAAGTATCAAATATATTATAAGGATTTTCATTAATAACGTTCGTATCAGCGTGATTTGTACCTATAAAACATCTAGGTAATGTAGCATAAAATTCTCCGTTAGCAGTTTTATAAGGTGAATAAACTATATTTATTTCACTATCATTAATTTGAATAGGTATTTCTTCATTACCACCAAATTCACCCGCATATTTATATATTTCTGACCAATCAAGTACTTGATTTGTAGTAGAGGGTAATGTAGGAGATATAGGATTTACGTATTGAATATCTTTTGATATTTCAACTGTTTCCGTATCGGACCTATTCCTATCTTTAATCTCTATTTGTCCTGCTTGCGCTCCTTTTTCAGATATATAACCTGAATGAACTTGTATTTTATCTCCTATATCTAATACAATACCTGACCCGCAATCACAGGTCCATTCAGCAGGATTGCTATTATTTCCTGTGGTACTTTCAATACTGGATTGCCTACTACACTCAACAACAATAGTTTGTTCCATCTATAATGTTTAATATAGATTATATTTTAAAAAAAAATTAAAAAAAGATTATTATGACGAAGTCAACTAATAGTTGACCTTAAGCGTATACAACTTCCATCCTACCATCATTAAGTTGTGCCATACGGACTACTTGTAGCCAGCAGCGTAGGGTGCTATCAGAAGAGTAAGTAGCGCGCCTATCATATACCTCAATACCTCTGCTATTAACTCGCTCATTACGATTGAGTAGGTAGCATTGCCAATTAGCGCGAGAACGAATATCTGATTTTAATGCGGCGGCACCAGCGCCGTAAGCAGCACCAATAGGGAACTTCTCAAAACCACCAAATGTTGCCGCCTTCGCTAACTGACCCTGACCGGAGTAAATATCACGAGCAATATGAGGAACACGACCTTCTGTCTGTATAATGTTATGAAATTGGCGTGCTGAATTAGTTACATCAATTGGAAATAAGAATAAATCATTGTATCTGAGATTTGTAGTGATAGTGCCGTTAGAAGTAGCAGTAATCAGCGGACTATCACTTCCGTAATTATTGATAATACCTGCCGGTCCAGGTTTCTTATTTTCCACCTGAACACAAACCTTATTCACAATACGACCTGCGCCACCAACATTCTGAATTAAACCAGTAGAAAAAGTCCCGAAAGGAACATCACGCTTGACAAACTGATAGTCAACGTAATTAAAACTCATATTGCGATTTGCCATCTCGTACTGAAGCATCATATCCTGCGGATAGAAAATATAATCCGCTACCATCTTAACATCATCCCTTACAATTGTAGCATCGTTGCTAGGGTCTTCTCCCTCTACCGAGCAGATGCGTCTAGAAGAAGCAGGTGCTACCTGTGCCTCAAAAGTTAAATGAATAGATACCTGTTCTTTAATCATAAATAGAGGTAATTGGTTCATCTTTAGGAAGGGGAATAAATCAGCGAGTAGGATAGAGAAAACACCCTTACGCTGTTCACGCTGGAAATCCCAAACCTGGCGAGTATTTGATGGTACACCTGCCGCTGCTAACAGAGGCGCTGTAGTATTGTCATTATTTCCGTTTCCATCATAATTTTGGTCAAAATCCTTGCCGTTATCAATACAAATACTATCTGCTTCTGAAACGCTTTCAATATCATTAGCGACGGTTCCTGCTGTATTATAGGCGGTCTGCCTGTGTTTTAGAGTAGGGCGAGTACCTAATCCGACACGACCTGTAAATACCTGTTCGCGCTCCTTATTTGTTTCAGGGGGGATAAACATACTTTCATAAGCATAATAGTGATTAAAATCTTCTATTTCAGAAATAGTCTTACCACCTACAGTTAATCTTACTCGCTGTAAAAGAGAAGCAATACCGATATTCGCTGGTAAGAAAGCATCCTGACCTAATCCAGCAGCAGCAATCACATCTCCGTTAAGAGCAAAAGTAATACGAGAATTTGAGTGTAATATACCTTTGTTAGTTAAAACAAATCGGCATTCATTCTGACTGAAAGATACCGGTTCAAGTATCTCTGTAGCGACATCAATTGCCGTATCAGAAGGAATAGTTCCTATCTTTACTAAATCGGGAATAGCACCTGTACCAGGAGCACCTGCCTGAACCATAGCGGAATTATTAATACTAGTCATATTTAATTATAACTGAAATAAAAAATTTAAACTAAAAAAATGAAATTATTTTAGCGGAGCATACCTTCGGTTTATCTATTTTAGAACCTGAATTCCGGATGGAGTAGATAGTACAGTTTGCTTGCTATGTACAAAAAGGAAAATTGACTGGGGACTATCCGAAACTAAACGAAGTTGTAATTGTACTCCAAACGGGACATTCTCAAAAGAAATACCCTGGTCTGAGATAGTATCGTAAGCAATTCCTAAACCCCAGGCGCTACCACCATCTTTGATTGCCTTAGCATTATCAAAATAAGCACCAGCATCAAAATACTTATAGTTGTTGCTATTGACACTGCTTCGTGCTAATTTAGCGAAACCGCTAACAGCATTAATATAATTTCTTGCTAACTGACTATCCATTGTATCATTACCGGCGTATAATGCTTCCTTCTGTGAAGTATCAAGATTGTATTGTAGAGGGTATCTCTCGCCACCCCTAGTAAATACACACTGCTCTACTTGGGCGCGAGTACCATTAGTATTTGTGAAAGGTAGAGTAGCGAGACCATCATAAGCAAGATTATTGATATGACCGGCGGGAACAACATTCATATATGCTCCAAGAACCTTTGATAAAGCAAGGTTAAAATTGATATTAGCATTCGCTGAGTTAATAGTTTGGTAGTAAGAAGTAATACTATTGTAAACGAAAGTATTTGTAGTCTGAGACATTAACTGAGATAACTGGTCCGGTGGTGGTACCTGTGTTTCACAAATGAGACGGACATTAGATAATTCATAATATGCGTTAGCTAGTTCAGAAACATCATTAGTATTACTGAATAATACATTGCTATCCGGTGCTAACTGAATTTCAATACGTAATCCACCTACACCCCATTTCCCTGATAGCGGGATAGGTTCCTTACCTAAAAATAGACCGCAAACTAGCGGAACACAAAATTCATTCTTACCGGTAGCGTTTGATGCCTGAGTATTCGTAATAACACCTAACTGCTGACCTTTGTAATTAGGGAAACGAAGCGAAGTTTCATATGTATGCCCTGCGAAATCATCAAAACTTTGTGTAACAGAAAGGAAACTGGACATCATACGATTATGATGATTTATGTGTTCCATCACCTGTCCTGATTTCTGACTAAAAACAGTAAGTTGGTCAACAATAGCATTAACCCCTAAACGCTCATTCATTCGGATACCATCTGCTTCTACTGGTAAAAGTCCCGACGATTTCCATACTGTAAATTCACCTACAAGGCGAATACTACCTGCTTTAATAAATCTTTCCTGCTCTCCAAGTAGAAACTGAATAGTAGGTTGCCCGTTAGCGTAAGATAACTTACCATCACTAGTGATATTTGAGGGCACTATTTCCTGGTGCGTAGTATAACTTGTCATTGTTTACTTTAATAAACAAATAATTTAAATCAAATAAATTTTAAAAAGAAGATTTTTTACTAAAGTGTCATTATGACACTTTTACTTTTAAACTACAATTTGAATAGAATTACCCGAAATAACAACCCTACGAAGGTGAGCACACCAAACGTGCCATAATTTATTTTTCTCGGGGTCTGCTGTTTCCTGATACTCAACCTGAAGTTGGAAATCTTTACCTCTGGTATCATAGACCCCATCCTGTAGACTAAGAGCGCGACCGATAACAAAATTCTTCCTAAATGCCATCATACTGTGTGGTTTAATACCTGACATCACTAATGCCTTTTCTAACTCAATTAGCGGTTGCTGGTCAATACTAGTCTTATTGGAAATCCTATTACATTTTACCTTACGAGACGGATTTAATTTACCATCGTAAAATAACTGATACTGAGAAAGATTATCTGTGATACCTACAAGACCTGGTCTTACACTTCTATTTTGACACCGATAGTCTTGACAATCTCTATCATAATCCTCAATTACAGTACCCGAAGCACTCATAATATCTCTCTGTGTGTATACTGACGCGTCTGTAGGTATCGCTAAAACTGATTTCGCGCGTGCTTGTGTTAGCGGAACCCTTAATGTACTTACTTTTTCAGAAGCAATCTGTGAAGTTTTGTAATTAGTCCAAGATAGGAAATCATAATTCATAGCACCCCCTTCTTTCATCATAGATGATAGTTTCTGAGTGTATCCCCCAGGCATAGTTACTTGCTGAACAATAAACTCACAATTTGTAATCTGATAAGAAGGTGCCCAAGAAGTAAGACTATGTATTGTATCATCAATGACAACACAATTTACATTCATAGTATGTCCCGGGTCAAAAGCGTCAACTAGCGTAATCTTGGCACATTGTTCAGTGCCGGCGCCCCAGGTAATGTCCTGAATTACGCCGTAAGCATCTCCTAAAGCACTACTGATTTTTCTATCGTTAAGAAGGTCGTAAAAAGCAATACGCTGTCCCTTACAGAAAGGAATATGACCTGCGCCAATATCAGCGTTAACACCCATCATATTGTCTCGCCTAATATGAAACTCAGTAAATGATGAGGCGTTTGCGGCGCTACCACCAACAGGATACTGCGGATTAGCGTTAGGGTCCGCAGGAGCAGCAGTATCAACAGTACCGGCAGAGGATAAAAATACCGGATTTGCTAATAGTTTTCTATTTAACATAACATTATCAAGACTTCTGATACAATGCTTGGCATCTTCTAAGATAATTTCAACAATTAAACCATCTGTTAAACCTACCGGGAAAATCTTATCATTTGAGAAGATACCGGTGTTTAGCGGTAGTAAACACTTAACCTTCTGAAAAGTACATTCAGCAGTACCAGCACCAGTGCGACTGGGTTGGTCAGGTTTCTTAAAATAGGGATTATTTGTCAGATTATTTGCTGTATCCTGATTTAGACCCGTAGTTGACCTATGTATCTCATCGTAATAAACACATCCTTCTGTAAGAGAACGCTTCTGTTTAATTGTATCATTAACTTCATAATCATATTTCACAGATGTTAAAACATTGTAATTTTGGTATTCTTCTAAAAGGATACGTCCGCTACCACCTGAATAGATACGAAGGTCTCGGATTAATACGTGTCCACCTAACGAACCATCAAGTTGTAAAAACATCTCGGGAACAGCGCTCTGCGAGATTAATACATCAAACTTTAAATAACTCTCCTTCGGTTGAAAGAAATTAATAGAAGAAGGAATATGAAATTCCATCTTCTGTCCCGGGTCATAATCTAATCCGTGCTCTGCTGGAACAGCAATTTTAGTCTGTCCAATAGGTATCTTGTCCTCTGCCGTCCAAAAATTTGCCATCTTATTTTATAATATAAGATATTATTTTTATTCATTTACAAAAATTAAAAAAGTATAAATTAAGCGATATTTGCCATCGGGTTATGAGAAGCAGAACCGACAAATCCTAAACCTGTGAATGCTTCTACGTGTGATGCTGTATTCGCTAATTTAGGTGCCTTGCTCGCATCTATCGTACCATCTGCTTTTAATCCAATTTGGGCATCATCTGATTTTTCATCTTTATAATCACCAAGAGCACCTGTAATAGCACCTGCTAAACCTAGTGCTGCTGCGATAGGAACCGCCATCCCACCTGTAGCCGCCGCTGCTACATCTGCTAATGCTCCCGCTTCATTTAAAAATTCACTTGCTTTATCTAAACCGCTCATAGCTACCCGCTGACCTTGAGAATTCACACGGGTAAATGCCGATTTACCACCGCTCTCAATTAAACTATCAATTTGTTCACCACCAGAGATTACTCCACCTAATGCCCCTACTGCTTTTCCAGCAACAAATCCTATATCATCTCCAGCACCAAGAGTACTTACAACCTTCTGAGCGATACCCTCTACACCCGTTAATTTACTACCGAATTGTGCCGCTTCTCCTCCTACCTCTGATAAACCCTGTGCTGCTCCTCTTGCTGCTCCACCTACTCCCGATATTGCTGACCGAACAACACCCGCTCCTTCAGGTGCCGCTACTGCTGCGCTACCTAAACCTCGCGAAACACTAGCGGATTGAGCGAGAAACGCCGCTTGTGCCGCGTCGCTTAAACCACCTGTAGCATCCGTAGCAGCAGTTCCTACTAAACTAGTAGCAGCAGTGCCTGTTCGTGCCGAAGTATACGCTTCTGAAGCACCTGTCATACCACCTCTGATACCTCCGTAAATACCTCTACCTGTAGTATAAACAGATTGTAGAGAGGTTAAATCCTCAGCGTCAGAAATATTGTTTGATTGACTATCATTTGCCTTTTGAGTTTTAATTTTATTGTTAAATTTATCTAATGCCGAGTGGTATTTATCTTGCGCCAGCGATGCTTCTAATCCAATTTGTCCGTGTAAGGAGTTTGCCTCCATCACAGCATTACTTATACCGTACATATCCATTGACTTAAGTTTATATTATATATCATTTATTTTTTTTCCTCTGATAATTCTAAATCTTCATCATCCAATTCAGGTACTTCACCAATTATATTTGGACCTTCTGCTATCAATTCTTCAAAACATCTATATGCTTTGGGCGGATTACTTTGAAAATCCATATGAAGAAAACAATACTTTTCGGGTGTTGCTTTTTTATATATTTTTAACCAATTATCTCCTCCACCGAATACATCTCCGTACTCCTCTGCCATCTTACCTAACTCTTTTTGATTTGGAAATGGACTACCTACAATTACGTTAGTAGCATTTTGCCTTATAATAGGTGAACAAGACCTGAAATTTTGAGATGAAACAATTAATAATTTAATATTAAAATGACGGAAACGACTACACAGATGATTTATCCTTGCTTCTCTGCGGATACTCCCGAGACAGTCATCTAAAATAACCGCAATATCAGGTTGTTCTTCTTTATCATAAGATTTCTGCTGCTGTACGATACCATCAATAACATAGTCTGAATAACTATCGTGAGTATCAAACGCTTTCGCTAAAAAGCGAGATGTAACATCATTAGCGATTGTATTTGAAATTATAGTAGTCGTATGAAAACGCTCCTGAGCATCGTAAAAACCCATCTCACTATCCCCTAACAAAAGGTTAGAAATAATTGTAGATTTACCTGTGCGTACAGGTGATATCATTAAGATGAGTGCTCCTCCACCCGGTCCCGAAATTTGAGGTAAGTGAGGGTGGATGTTAGGGTGTCCATCATTTCCTGTGTCTTCCGGTGGAACCACAGGCATAATTCTTGGCACATTCCCAACTTTTCCTGTTTCATAGATTTTTGCTTCTGATTTCTTGTCTGAACCGGCATTCTTCTTTTTATTCATTATATAAGATAATATTTTTTTAATTTAAAAGATAAAAAATTTAATCTTAGAAAATATTAAAATATGTATAGAATAGCGATACCATCATATAACAGAGTAGAACAATTAGGTCAGAAAACACTAAAAACATTAGAATTTCATAATATTGATAAATCTATTATTGATATTTTTGTTGCTAATAAAGAACAATATGATTTATACAAGAATAAGTATCCTGAATATAATATTATTATAGGCGAAAAGGGTATCAGACAAATTAGAGAGTTTATATTTCTTAAACACTATAATGAAGGGGATAAAGTAATATCATTTGATGATGATATTGAATTGATTAAAATGATAAATCCGAGAGGATGGGAACCAATAGGTTTCACTAATGATGAATTAGATTTAAAAAAAGAGTTTGACTTAGCATTTAGAGAATGTGAAAAATCGGGTAGACATATATGGGGTGTATATCCTGTTGATAATTGTTTATTTATGAAGAATAATATTTCATATGATTATAAATTTATTATTGGTCATTTATTTGGTGTAATTGTTAAAAAAGAATTATTAAATCATACCCCTGATATCGGAGCAAGAGATGATTATGAAAGAAGTATTAAACATTACATTGTTGATGGTGGTGTAGTTAGATTAAATTATCTATGTTGTAAAACAAAATATATCGCTGAAGGTGGTATCGGTATTGATAGGGAGGGGGAAAAAACATTAAAATTATTAGTTGATACATACCCTGATTTAGTAAGTATCAAAATGAAGAAAGCAGGTCCTAATCCTTTGTTAAAAGACAAAAGATGTAAAATTACTGAAGATTAGTCTAAAGTGTCATAATGACACTTTACAAATTAAAGTGATTATAAATTTATTAGAAGTTGAAAACTCCTACCCAGGGGTCGTTAACCCTAAGTTGTGAATTTAAATCACCGAATACTTTATTTTCGTGTTGCTGCCTTGCTTGCTCTTTACGTTTTTTTTCTTTTCTTACTTTTCTGATAGCGTCGTATTTCTGTACTCCCTGAAATATCATTTCTTGTATT